GGATTCAAGCGAGATGGAAGATGATGACGAATACAGGGCAGTGAATCTTGTTGCGCCTGCTTTTATGCGAGCATCTGCAAAGCGTGGACTTGTTTTGCACGGCGAAGGCGAATCTGGTGATGGTCTTGTGCCTGCAACTGTCGCTGATGCTCGCCGTATGGCGAACGGTGAAGCGTTAAGTGAGAACAAATGGCGCAAGATATCGCCGTGGATTGCTCGCCACATCGTTGATCTTGACGCAGTTCAAGGCTCAGAGATTACTGCTGGGCTTGTAGCGATGCTGTTGTGGGGTGGCGGTTCAAGTAAAGCGAGCGCAAGACGGGCGCAAGCATACGCAGAACGAATCGTCAGCCAGTTAGAGAATGAAACTCGTGCGCCTGCACCGAAGAAAGATCAGATCACAGGCAGCGAAAAGAACCCTGAAGGTTCAGCACAAGGCAAAACAGGTGGCATAGTTCTGAATGAAGCAACGAACAAAGCACTTGAAAACAAAGTCAAAGAACACAACGAGAAGATGAAAGAACGCAACCGACCTGACTGGACTCGCACTTCTCTTGGCGCAGTGAAGTCTGTCTATCGGCGTGGCGCAGGTGCTTTCTCAACATCACACAGACCCAATGTGGGTAGGGCACAGTGGGCGATGGCAAGAGTGAACGCATTTCTGTTTCTATGCCGAACAGGTGCGCCAGCGAACCCAAAATATATAACCGACAACGATCTGCTCAAGCCTTCACACCCGAAGTATTCAAGCAGTAGCGAAAACAAATAAAATCAACTAATGTGAGGTAACTATGAGCGAAACATTTAACTGGATTGCAAAACCGATTGACGAAAAAAGAACTATCGCCTACAGCAATCTTGAAGTTCGTGCCGAAGGTGATGGCAACACTTTGATTGGTTACGCTTCAGTGTTTGATTCGCCATCAGAACCGATGCCATTTATTGAATATGTGAAGCGTGGTGCGTTCAGCAAAACTATTAACGATGGCGCAGATGTTCGCTTGTTGATTGATCACGAGGGAGTTCCGTTGGCTAGAACAAAATCGGGAACACTCACACTTGAAGAAGATGAGCGTGGCTTGCGTGTAGAAGCAGACCTTGACCCAAGCAACCCTGATGCTGCACGAATCATCTCAGCGATGAAGCGAGGCGACCTATCACAGATGAGTTTTGCTTTTAGAACGATCAAAGATAACTGGTCAGATGATCGTTCGGTTCGTGAACTTCGTGAGGTTCAGTTGTTTGATGTGAGCGTTGTTACTTTCCCTGCGTATGAGGAAACGGTGGCAGAGTTGCGGAACGCTTCTGCACCTGTTACTATCGCACCGACTTCAAAGTTGCTTCTGCGAAAATCGCAGATCGCAGTTGAGAAGTTACGCAGCCGTTAAACAGCCGACCAATTCGGTCACTGGTTTTATCACTCGGACAAAAATAAACCGATTGACCATTGGAGGTCATTATGTCATTTAGCGCAACACTTATTGAAAAGCGTGACGCTGCACTTGCAAAGGCTGAAGCAATCGTTTCAGCAGCAACAGCAGACGCACGAGAACTTACAGCAGACGAAGATGTTGAGATCACTTCAGCACTTGCCGATGTTCGTTCACTTGATGAACAAATTGAAAAGCACACTGAACTTGAAAAGCGTTCAGCAGAAGCAGCAGAACTTCGCAAAGAAAAGAAGTTTGATGTTGCTGTCGGCGGAACAGTCGTGAAGTCAGAGGCTCGCACCTACTCGCCACAAGCAGAATCATCGTTCTTGAAAGATGCCTACGCAGCACAATTCAACAACGATTACTCAGCACAACAGCGTCTTGCTCGCCATATGAACGAGGAAAAGATTGAACGCCGTGATGTAACCAGCACAAACTTTGCTGGTTTGATCGTGCCACAATTCTTGACTGAGTTGGCTGCACCGTTCGCTCGTGCAGGTCGCCCATTTCTTGACCAAGCACGCAAGCACCAACTACCTGATCAAGGTTTGGTTATCAGCATCAGCAAGGTAACAACAGGTTCAGCAACCGCAGTTCAAACTGAAGGTGCTGCTGTTCAAGAAACCAATATGGACGACACGAAACTTGATGTTTCAATCGTAACTGTTGCTGGTCAGCAAAATGTTTCACGCCAATCCATTGAGCGTGGCACAAACATTGACTCGCTTGTTATGGCTGACCTCGTTTCGGCTTACCATACGAACCTTGACAGCCTGTTTGTAACTACATCAGCAACATCGCTGACTAACACAATCACACAGGTCATCACTTACACAGACGCATCACCTACAGTTCCAGAACTTTACCCGAAGTTGGCTGACGCAATTCAGCGAATCCAAACAAACTTCTTCGCTGGACCGAACTTTATCTTGATGCACCCACGCCGACTTGCTTTCATCTTGGCTTCACTTGATGATCAGAAGCGACCATTGGCTGTGCCAGTGCCTAACTTCAACGGTCAGCCTGCGATTGCTTCAGGTAACGGTGCGCCAGTTTACGGTAACTCGGGATACACAATCTTGGGTCTGCCAGTAATCACTGACGCAAATGTCATCACAACAAACGGTGCAGGTGCTAACGAAGATGTCATCATTTTCGGTAACACACAAGAAGCACACTTGTTTGAACAAGGTTCAGGTGAGCCAATGATGTTGCGCTTTGAGCAACCAAAGGCTGCTGAACTTGATGTAACGATGATTGTTTACGGATACTCAGCGTTCACAGCGAACCGTTACCCAAATGCCTTCTCACTTATCGGTGGCACTGGATTAGTAACACCAACCTTCTAAGGTTGATCAAACTGAATTGTTGTAAGGTTGCTGGTATCCTTCGGGGTATCAGCAACCTTCAACTATTTATGGGGTATTTATGAGCAAAATGATTGACGCACTTCTCGCAGAGCGAGCAGGCTATGAACGCAGAGGGTTGAAAGATCGTGTGAAAGCGGTTGATGCTGCGTTGCGTGATCTAGGTTTTGATCACAAATATATGCCAGAAGTTGAGGTCGCTTCGGTTGAGCCTGTAGTTGAAACTGCTGTGTTGAAGCGTGGCAAGAAAAAGAAAGCCTAACTAATGGCAATCACAAATGGTTACTGCACTTTGGCAGAACTTAAATCGGCTCTCAGGATTACTGACAGCACCGATGACACGCTTCTGGAGAACGCTATTGAGTCGGCTTCACGCCGAATTGATGGCTACACAGGCAGGTTCTTTTATCAGACGACCAGCACGGCTGTTCCAATGTTTCCGTTCAACGAATATCTGTTGGTGTTCAATAGAGATGTGGCAACAACAACTATTACCATCAAAATTGATTCAACGGGTGATGGCACTTATGCTCAGACTTTGGTTCAAGGCACGGACTATGTTTTGCAGCCACGAAATGTTCCGATCTTTCCACGCCCGTATGAGTCGGCACGAATGGTTGGTGGCAATACCTTTCCGCTTCTGACTACGCCAGCATTTGAAACAGTGCAGGTAACAACGGTGTGGGGTTGGGCTGCTGTTCCTGATGATGTGAACCAAGCCTGTATTCTTCTCGCTATGCGCCAGTTCGCACGACTTAACGCTGCTCTAGGTGTGGTCGGTTTCGCTGATATGGCAATCACGGTTCGGGCAGTAGACCCTGATGTGCGTGATCTGCTTTCGCCATATCGCAGGTTCGGTATCGCTTAATGCCTGCCACAGTCTCTCAGGTCGCTTCAGGGCTTGCTACACGCCTCGCTACGATCTCAGGGCTTCGCACTTCGGCGTATCAGCCTGAGCAACTGAATCCACCGTTTGCTTTCCCTACTTTGAACTCCATCAACTATCACAGGGCGATGGGCGGTGGCGATGTTGTAATGGACTGGACTGTGAATGTGGTGGTCGGCAGATATGTTGATCGTAATTCGTTCACGATTCTTGATGGTTTTCTTTCTTATTCTGGTGCGACAAGTATTCGTGCAGCGATTGAAGGAGATAAGACGCTTGGTGGCGTTTGTCAAACTTTAGTGCTACCATCGGGTGCGAACATAACAAGTTTAAGTTCTGCTGACGCAGAGTTTTTACAAATACAATTCCAAGTAACGGTTCACGGATAGGACATCAAATGGCAAACTATAAAGTGATGAGCGATAATTGCACACTAGGTAAACAGGGTGAAACAATTAGTGCAGATGATCTTGTCGGCGTGAATGTTGATGCGCTGCTTGACGGTGGACATTTGGCTGAAGTTAATGTTAAAGTCTTAAAACAAGACACGAAAGAAACGGACAAATAGTTATGGCAGTTTTAGTTTTGACAGATGCAGTTATCACGATCAACACGGTTGATCTAAGCACAAAAAGCAATAGTGTTGCTGTGAATTATGAGATTGACTCCGTTGAGACAACGGCGTTCGGTTCAACAGGGCACAAGTTCACGGGTGGCTTACAAAATAATTCTTTGGACATTGAATTTATGCAGGACTTCGCAGCATCAAATGTTGAAGCCACTGTCTATCCACTTGTTGGCACAACGACCACAGTTACAGTCAAAGCAACATCGGCTGCTACGAGTGCGACTAACCCGATCTACACGCTAACGGGTTGCTTTCTGGCAGCACATACACCTGTGGCTTCGGCTGTCGGCGAATTAGCGATGACAAGTCTAAGTTTTACTGGCGGAGTTTTGACAAAGGCAACCGTCTAATCTAAACAAATCAGAAGGAGAACGAATGAAAATTGCTTTGCAAGTTGAATATCTTGACGGAACGATTGAACCTGTTGATGCTGTGTTCGCTGACTTTGTTGGCTTTGAACGCACTTGGCAAAGATCAGTCGTCAAGTTTGAAACAGAAATGCGCCTCACCGATCTCGCTTGGCTTGCTTGGTCGGCACTCACACATAGACAGAAAACTAAACTGAAGTTTGACCCTGATTGGATTGCGACTGTGGCGCAGGTTATTCCACGAGATGAGAGTGAAAGCCCTTTAGAGAAATAAAGTTTGGTGATGATTCAGCGCATTGGCTGATCGCTCATCTGGCTCACGAATACCATATTGCGCCTTCGCTTCTTTTGAATGAGAGCGAATCAATGTTGAACACGATGCTGGCTTACCATAACTGGGTGGTAAAGCAAGCGAATCGCAGGCGCAGATAGTTGTATGATATGCGCCTATGGCTAACGAGATAAAGTTTTATGGCATCAACGAAACATTGTTCTTCCTTAAAAACTATGAGAAAGAACTCTACAAACAAATAACTAGCGATCTTGAAGGTGCAGCCAAACCTTTAGCTGATCTGGTTGGCTCAAGATTCCCCGATATGCCTTTACTAAATTGGCACTCATCTGGGGGTCGTGTCGGTAAAAAAAGATTTCCACCCTACATTTCTGCCAAAGCCAGATCAGGAGTCAAAGCCAAATCAGGTGGCACTACCCGAAGAAATGCTCAAGGCAACAGAGCGATCTTGCGAATAGAACAAACAGACGCTGGCGGTCAGGTGTTTGACTCGGCTGGAAAAGGAACATACGAATCCACCCGTTCAACTTTGATTCAAAACTTGGATAAACATACAACTGTAAAAAGTATTCGTGGCAAGAACAGAAGCCGTGTAATGTTCGGTGCGGTAAATGCTAATAAAAATCTTGTTGAAAAAGCCGTTGAGAAAGTAGTTGAAACAGTGGATAAACAAACTACCCAACGAATCAACTCTCAAGGCACGAGGTAACTGATGGCTGTTGGCATTAACATTCTGACCGATTTTGATAGCAAGGGCATATCAAAAGCAATCGCAGAGTTCAAAAAACTTGAAACAAGCACTGAGAAGGCTTCATTCGTATTGAAGAAAGCGTTTCTCCCTGCTGTTGCTGCGCTTGGTGGTTTAGCCTTTGCAGGTTTGAAGGCTGCTCAGGCCGCAGCTGCCGATGAACTTGAACAAGCGAAGTTGGCGCAAACTTTAGAAAAGGTTACTGGTGCTTCATCTGCAACTGTTGCTGCTACTGAGGAGATGATTGAAGTGATGTCTCGTGCTTCTGGCACTGCTGACACAGAACTTCGTGAGGCTTTAAGCGCATTGGTCATTGGCACTGGCGATCTTGCTACAGCACAAAAGGGTTTGGCTTTGGCACAAGATATCGCTACGGCTTCAGGCACTCCTTTGGGGGCAACCGCCGATGCTTTAGCAAAAGCATACAACGGGAACTATAAAGCCCTTCAAAAACTTTCCCCAGCGTTGCGTGATCTTATTAAAGATGGTGCTTCAACCGAAGTTATTTTTCAATCGTTGAGCGATAC